CCAAGCCCTCGGCGTAACAGTCGAATACCTTGTAAACGGCAAAAAGACAAAAAAAGAAACCCCGCCCACCATACCGCCCCAACATAAAGAAGTCATAGACATAGTATCAAAGTTGAACAAAACCAATTACGAAGTAATCACCACAGTCGCCAAAACTCTCTTAACTCTCCAAACAAAAAATAAATCACCAAATAAAGAAAGGCAGTAAATTTTAGTTTATTGCTAGAAAAAAATAATTACGAATCATTAATATACTTTTCTAATTCATCTTTTTTCAATAATCCAAGTATTAAGGCAGTATTATAAAATAAACATCCACCTTTAGGAAATAAGGTTATATCTAATGGATGTGTTGAACATATTTCTTCTATTTCATTTGTTGTAGTTTTACATATTGGAATTTCACTAAAAAAGGGACAACAATCAATACTCTCATGATTAATTATTTTATCTGAAATAATTGTAACTCCAAATAATATACATAAAAGATTTTGATATTCATTATCAGTAAATAACATTGTGATAACATTATTTGGTTGAAATATTATTGGAGATAAATATTTTTTTGCCATCTTTTGCACCCAGTTCATATCCATAACATTTTGAAATATAGTTCCGTGATTTTTTTTGTTTTGTAAACCTTTCTCTGCTAATTCAAGTATTTTATATATTGGTTTATAAAAATCATTATCATCCATTATTTTACTTAGTGCTAATTTTATATTATCAATTAATCTAAACATCAAATTTCCATCTTCAGAAATTTTATAAATTTGCATTTTCCATAATTTATCAAAAAACATTTCTTCATTGTCATATTTATCATTCTTAATCAAATATTCTATATCATTTACTAATTTTTCTACAAACACTCCTGTATTAATAACCATTAAAGCAAGTTCACAGAAATAATATGTAAATTTAATTTTATTAGTTATTTCCGGATATGTATGTAAAAAATAAAAAAATATTAGCCAATATCTACAATTCATTGGATTAACAGTAAAATAGTCCATTACTGCGTCTTGACCTATCCCTCTAATACTAAAATAAGCCATCATAGCCATATTTTCCCTTAGCATAATTGTTGAAACATGATGAAACAATTTATCTTGCGGATTGTAAATAAAACCTTCTATACTTTGTTCTTTTATTATTGGGTTATATATGGTTTGTTTAATAAATTGAGGCTTTTTCAATGTTATTGAAAATTGCTTTGGTTTTCTAAACCAATATAACCGATTATAAAACTTTTCAAATTCATCTTTGTATCGTTCTATAATCTCTCTTGACTGGTTTTCCCTTTTATATATATTTATACCAATCTCAATACTCATATTAAGTAACTTTTCAATGTAACTTAATACAGCTGAAATACCATTTATTGTAGTAATTGACTGTAAGTAATGAGTATACTCATGTAGAAATTGGGCATAATCTTTTATTGAATTTGGATCATCATTTCTCAATTCTGAAAGATTAGAATTTATTTTTATGATAAAGTGTCGCAAGGAATAAAAGGGATTCTTTTTACCTTCAAATATTGTTAATTCATCTTCCATACTTTTTATAGTACTCAAGCAATTTGTCATTGTCTATATGGGAGAAGTCTCCTCCTACGGCCTACGGCTTTTCTGCCATTCCATTCTATGGGGAACACTTTCACGTAATGTCCCCCGAGTTAGCTCACATAGTGCTTTTTACCTTTTTAGCAATAAAAAAAATGCCGTCCAGTAATACAGAAGGAACCACCGGACGGCAAGAAACAAAACGCCACTATTGATTGGCGAGGCAATGGAGGCTGTTTTTTAACAAGAACAGCAAAAACCTAATCAAAATAAGTACCCCTTACCCTGACAGCTGCAAGCCAACTGACAATACAGCCGTATTTTTCAAATAACAATTTTCCCTCTACGATGATTTTGTCTTGAGTACAACCATATTCCCTTTAGGACGTGTTACCAAAAATCCGTCCCGCTTGCGGAAACGCAAAAACAATTCGCCGTACTCAAGGCTCTCTGTCGTAGCGTCAAATTTTTTAAGTTCGATACCCCGCCTGTTGCCGTGTTGTATCCTTTTGGGATTCATGAATATGGCAAAAATTTCATTCTCGCCGATATCCGCAATCTGCGGAAGAATTGAAACCTCGTGATAAGGGTACAAATCCAACCGCCCCGGCATAGCTTCAGTCGGACGCCGCCAAATCGGACGCCCCGTTGTATCCTCGATATTGGCGATATGGTTCAAAACAGTTTCATTGAGAAACCAGCAGCAATCTTTCCGCTCCTCCGCGCCCACTTTGTAAACAGCGTCCCTAAAATCCTTCCACGTCAGATCGTTGATTGAATTTCCTTTTATCGAAACTTCCGTTACATCGGAACACGCCATAGCACCGGTGAAGGGATCATTGTCAGCTAATAAACATTGGCGATCAAATTCTTGCCCATACGTTTCGATAAACTCATCAATAAACATTGCACCGAGGTCAACAAAAACATCTTCCTCAAATTCATCAAACCACGGAATGTACCCCGCCAATGTGTAGGCTTTAAGTTCTACACGTTCCGCGCCCTTCGGCTTGCTACCCTCAATTTTCTGTCCGTAGGCAGTCAGCCAGTTAAGCTGTACCCCGCCCCTGTCCCGTGTGGGAAGAAAGATTGAAGGCCCCAACATCGGGCGATGACGGACAAGGTTCATCATCACGCTTTTTTTTGCGACTTCGGACATAATTTCCGTTTCATAAATGGGGTTAATCAAAAACTGTTCATTGGTCGGTATCATGTTGCCCATAGGATCGCCAAGAGGCGAACCGCCCCCTGCCGCCTTAATAGAAAAACCTTTCTCCCCCCATGAAACATCTTTCGGGTTTGTCCAGTTGTCGCTTTTCAGGTTAGGGCTGAAAGCCAGTTCCGCCAGCGTCTTATGATTGCCCGACCACGCCGCCGCAATCCCTTTACCGAGATTGTAAAGAAGTTCACGCCTTGAAAGTTCTCTGGGGCTTGACGCTTGCCCCTTGATTTCTTCCCGCAGGGCCTTGACGGTTTTATGCAAGGCTTCAACTTCCCCGGTTTCCTGAACGGTGATAGTCTCAAGTGTTTTGACTATGCCCTCAAGAATTGCCTCTTTTTCTTGAAAGTAGGCGGTCGCAGTTGCCGTATTGGTAAATCCGGTCAACTCGATTTTTTTCATTGAGGCTAATTGTTTTTTTATGGCCTCAAGTTCTTCATTACCCATAGTTCTACCCCTCTAAATTATTGATTAAGCCGCCCCAATAAGGGGTAGCATTAGAGCCGTTATCATTGTTATTTGTTAATTTCTCATTGCTCATTGTTTTGGTCAGAGCGTAGGGGTTAGCAGGTACGTTACAAATTGAAAATTCTAAAAGTTCCTGTTTACGAAAAATCAAAGATGTTCCGTCCTTGCCGCCATTTGGCGCGTCCTCTTTGTTTGGTATTTCAATTTCCAGAACCCGAAAGCCCACCGAACCAGCGCGGATAACGCCAGCTTTCACACGCTCCCCGATACCCCATCCGAAAGCGTCAAAAGATTTATCATTAAAAATGACAAGACCATGAAGCCCATTATCATCAACCGCCAGCCCTTCAATTTTGCCGATAGCTGGAATATCGTACCTATGCGCCCATTCCACAACAGGATTTTTAACAAACTGTGAAAAGTCCCACCCCGCAGGATCTACACGCTCCCCAAATCTATCAAGATCAAAAGTAGAAAGCGTCCACGGATAACCCTTTTCAGTCTCAACATCAGCCGTTAGGTGAAACGGTACGCCAGCAACCAACACCACATCAGCGGAAACCGCGAACCTCGTACCGGGGTTCGATTGTAAACCAGCCGCTTTTTTTTTCAAACCAAGAAAGTCAAGCAGAACCGAAGTATCCCCAGCCTTGAATTCCCCGCTTTTCAATCTAATAATCATAGTTTCCTTCTCCTCTTTATTATTTATTAGCTATTACCTGTTATCTGTTCCCTGTTCCCTTTGTTAATTGATAATTGTTAATTTTCTTTTGTGTAACCGCCCATTCCGGCAACGCCGCCTTATATTCGCCGTCATCATAAAAACTCAATTCTTCATCAGTAAAAATCTTAAGTTTACGAACCGTATTAAACAATTCCAACCTGTCACGCGCATTAAAAATTTTCATCAGTTCCCTAATATGATTTTCAATAGTCGCCTTGCATACCTGAAGATTGTTAATTATCTTCTTTATTGAAAGCCCACGGCATATCATCAATAAAACTTCCTTCTGCCTTCTCGTTTCTTTTAGCGGTACTTCTATTTCCCCCAAATCGTCAATAATCGCCTGCACGTCAGGCGCGATATATTTTTTTCTGTTAAGAATACATTGCAACCCACGGTAAAATTCCTCTTTGCCGTCAAGCAGTTTCACATAGTATTTAATCCCATGAAAAATAAACCACGCCGCTATAGCGTCAGGGAAAAAACTTGAATTGATAATTGCGATATTTAAATCCTTGAACACGCTCAACAACTGCCCCACCATGTACGGAGTACCGCAGTCATAGAAGGTACTGCTCATAAGAACATATTGAGGTTTTAATTCGTTAATCAGCATATTCAATCCGTCCTTCTCCTTACAGGTAACATGAACATCGGGAAACCCCAGCGCCTCAAGCCGCGTTTTGAAGTGAGGAAACCAGTTGACAGCCCTGCTCACCAGCAGCGTCCCGCCCTGCATTATGTTTCCCCGCCGCCTGTTTTTCCGTCAGTCGTAATAAGATTTTTCGGCTTATGCCAAACATCCCCCCACGGTTTAGGCTCTTTGCCGCGCTCCTTTAACACGTCATTGATTGTTTTAAGCCCCGCGTTTATTTCCGCAATATCCCGCTTGCTTTGCGCGTCCTCGTTTTCCTGAAGCTCCGGTATATCCCAAAGGTCAAATCTCCCTGTTTCTTTCAGGTTGAAACGCATAAAAAATTGGCTTTCAAGTATTTGTTCAAATTGTCTCAATAGGGGGATTAACGTATATTGCCAGAACGCCGAATGTTGCTCTTTGGTATCTTTGCCCGATAAAGCCGTGGATCTGTCAGATATATTTGCCACACGAGGTGGAATTCCGTATTTGGCGAGGATAGTGTAGAGATTCCACTTTTTTAACTCAAATAATTTTACAACGTCAGGATTAAAACTCAACGCTTCAAAACTTGTACCCTTGCCGAGTACCGCGATTTTGCGCCCAGCCTTAACCTGTCCGTATTTGCTTTCCCAGCGTCTTTCCAATGCGTCAGCTTCTTCCGGCC